CCGAAGCCAAGCAGCGTTGAGAAGAAGGACACCAAGCATCCGCTCCCAACGCAGGAGGCGGTTGAGAAGGAGGCGCAGGCTTTGAATTCGGCCAAACTTTCAGTCAAAGTCGAAAACTCCAGGAATGTCGTCCTCATTGACACGCCCGGTCACAGCGGTCAAAATGGTGCCGTCGTCAACACTGGGTCGGGACAATGGATTGACACGATGTCACATGGTCTCAACAATGACCGTCCGATCATTCGATGGGGTCCTCAGCTTGAGCATGAGCAGCTCGCTGACGATCACCCAAACAAGAACATGCCGAATGGTGGCCACAAAGTGAAAGACCATGATGTTGTCATCTTTCCGGTGCCGAGCGCTCTCAAAGTTCCTGGATTCGCAATCGCAGACCCGGACGTCAAGAGTGGCGAACTTCTCTCGATGACCAGTTTCAAGCCCACAGCTGATGGCAAATGGGACTTGGTCGTTGACACCGGCAAGGCATTCCGGAGAAATCAGGGTGCCTCGACTTTTGAGTGCCGCGGAAAGAAGTACATCGAGTACGACACCGTTGAGCACGATTGGTCGGCGAAAGGCGGCCAGAGTGGTGCTCCGATCCTGCGTGGAAACAGAATCCTCGCTCTCGAGCAGGCCGGGCCTGAAGGTGAAGTGACGCCTGAAAATTGCAATCATGGCGTCATTCTCAAGGCAGAATGGCATGCTCCTGAGATCATGCGGCCAAAAAACGCCTCGCGCCCTACTTCAACAGTCTCCCAGTCCGGTTCCACGGCTATGCCAGAGAACTAGGTCTCGACGCTAGGGCGCGAAAGCTTGCGGAGAACATGCCGTATCTTGGTAGGGTCAGGAATGGAATGACTGAGAAAGAACCAGAAGGCCCGAACCCGGAAATTGTGAAGATATTCTCCGAGCAGCATCACGAGTACAAGATTGTCAACATCATGACAGGAGCGACACTCGATGCTGAATACGACAGTGTTCAACGTTTTGCAACCCCCAGAGAGCATCTGTGTGACGAGGAGGTCGCACATTCAGCATTATTGATGCTTGAGGCACATTTCACAAACCTTGTGCCTGATTCAGACATGTGCACGCTGGAAGAGGCCGTGGATGATAGCGATTTCAACAAGAATCCCGGCATGCCATGGTCAATTCTTCATCCGACGAAGGGTCATTTTTGGAACTGGATGATTCCCAAGCCTGATGGCTGGGATGATGGTGTTTGGTTCACAATTTGTTCCTATCTTGGTGAAGATGCATTTCCAAACCGACAGCTGGCGAGGAGCATCTGGGAAGGCCCGCTGTTGACTGGTGACTGGCAGGCTTGGATGTCAGTTTCCATCAAGCGTGAGCTGCGCGCCATTGCAAAAGTCCTCAGTGGTAGGGTTCGCACAATCATCATGATGTGCGTTCTTCACATTTTGTTCTCGAAAATGTTCACACTACGCCTGTTCAAATCTCTCATAAGGATTGGCTGGCGCAGGACATGGATATTTCTCGGGTTCAAGCCTTACTACGGCGGCATGAACAGATTCGCGCAGTACTTATCACAATTCCAGAAAGGATCAGTTTGACGTTGGGAAGATGGACGCACAAATGCTGGAAAGGTTTTTCGTCTCATTTGGTGACATCCTCTGGAATTGCCTTGACGAGAGATGGAGGACCCCTCAGAATCGAACAAGGTGGAGAAACCTCGTCATCATGCTTGCAAAAGCTCCAATCGTCATGCAGGACGGACGCGTTTTCCTCAAAGGCTGCAATGGGATGGGCGGCAACCCCAGCGGCCAATTTCTCACAACGCTGATGAACTCAATGTTCGCGTTGTTTTTGCTCATGTACGCGTGGCTCAACAAGCACCGTGCTGTCATGCAGTACACTTCACAGGCCCGCCTGGCCTTTTTCAGCACTGTCTGCCGCGTTGCAATTTGCGGTGATGACATCACTTACACGGCCGACCTCAACAGTTTTGTGACGGCTGATGATTTGTGCTGGATTTTGTGGCGCGATTTCAACATGGAGCTTGAAACGCCGGATGAGAATCCACGCGATTGGAACTTGTTGCGTTTCATCTCACTCGGCTTTCAGCATGATCCGGACACCAACACGTTCTTGTTTGTCCTCGATCGAGATCGCGTCTACTCGAGCGCTTGCTCGTGGGGCAAAGGCGTCAAAACACCGACTCACGTCCTTTCTCGCCTCATTTCCCTGCTCATGTGTGCCTGGGGCGATGTTACCATGCGAAACGCACTCCGTTTCGTCATCAAAAGGTACATTGCCGCTCATGACAACACAATGTCCGGCAACACTGAGTGGGATCAGCTGAAGTTCAGCAGACCCAATGACTCCACGATGCGTGAGTTGTTCACCGGTTTTCAGGGTTTGGGCGGTGCTGCAGAGCTGCCTCGACTGACA